ATAGAAATCGTTAGGAGTTCCGTTAAACTCAAAGTTCTGTCCATTTAGAAACCTCTTCTTATTAGCATAATCTAATGACCCTTTACGAACGCCTTTCTGACCGTTATTAGAAAGAGCCATATTATCTATAAAACCCCTATAAATAGCAGTTTTTATTTTTTGTACGTCGCTAAGAAGTTCTGCGTTAGGTTCGCCATATAAACTAAAAGGCGTAAAACTAAAAGGTAAAACTATAAACGGGGGTTTCTTATCCGGAAAAGGATTATCTTGTAGTCTAATTATGACATCGTCTACCCACGTACATACGATAGGCTCTGCTAAGCCGTCTTCGTTTATATCATAGTTACCCCAGTACTCATAAACTAAAATCTTTTTTCTAGGGTTATCTCTAAACTTAAAGTTAGTAGTATCTGGAGTAGTATAGTCTCCGTTTATATTATCTTTTAAATCTATGAGATCTAAGTTTTTATATACGCCTGATTTTCTTAGAGTAGTCATATCGCTTTCATACCTATAAATAACGAATTGACAGTTATCCATATCGTCTTGGCAAGTAGGGTCTATAAAGACGTCTTCATTTCTGCATACCATAGCCGTAGGACGATTTTTAACGGCTATAGTTTTTAGAGTCTTAACTTGTTGTTTTATAGTTTGAGGGAACTGATTTAAAGCCCTAGGGTCAATTAGTCCTTGCTGAGCTAAAGCTACGGCTTGTTGTAACTCTGGATTAGGTACTTCCTTTTCTTCCATAATCTCTACGGATTTTTCTTCTAACTCCCAACCGGTCCTTATAACTACCGTTCCTTCTTGATCTAAAACTTTAAGAGCTTTAGTCATAAAGTTGTATCTATTAAACTGCCTACAAAATTGAGTATTAAGTAGTACCTCTATCTTTGGAGCAGCCTCGGCATCTTCGGGAGTTACTGGACTAGCTTTTATAATGTCAGGAGTAGATACGAAAGGTTCTAAAAGTCCGGGTAAAAGCCATTCGGACTGTTTTTTTATATCTTTGCTAACTAGCTTAGATTTTCCTTCTACTTCATTGCCGTAAAGCTCTGAATTATACTCGCTTTTCCATTTTCGTATCTTAGTATCTAACTCGCTTCTAAGTTCTTTAGCTGCCGTAAAGTCGGCTTTTAAGTCGTTTAACAACTTTCTTTTATCAATCTTATTTTTCATTAGAATCCTCTGTTAGTATTTTAGAAGTCTCTGAAACCATTAGTCTCAAAGCTTGTTGTAGTTCGTTATAACTAACGTTAGCAGTAGAACCGTCTGCTAATAACCAATCTATGCTTTCTGTTTTTTCCATAACTTGTAAAGCTCTTAATACTCTATTTTGACTAGCTTCATCGGCTGCAAATACTTTACTTCCAACAGTTACTTTTAAAGATTTAAGGCTCTCTTCTTTTTCTTTAGTTTTTAAAAAGTTTTCTACCTCTATGAGATCTTGACTCTTTTTAAGCTTCCCTTTTATGTACGTATATCCCATAGGGTTTTCTACGTCTTTAGGTAACTCTTCTTCATTAATACTTTCGTATACGGAATGAGGTTCTACACCTGTTCCTATAATTATTTTATTTTCATCTAAAAAATAATACATCTCTTCTCCTATCTAGTAATTACGGCTTCTTGATTTAGATATAGAAACAAAGCCGCGGAATTAGCCGGTAAAGTAGTAGTAGAAGCAAAATGTCCGTAACTGTTATGACCTAAGAAAACTATAGACTTAGGGGCATCCGGTACTAAAGCTATGCAGGCCTGAGTATTATGTGGAAAGTTAGCTTGCACGGTTCTAGGACTTAAGCTATTGTTCTCATAACGCTCTATCCTTATAATGGTGTTTAGTTGTCTAAACTGATCTAATTCTACGTTACCGGTAAACCTAATTCTATTTCCAACAATCTCAAAAGGAGTTAGGCTCTGACTTGAATTAGATATTTTGAAATTGTCTGCATTTATTTCAAAATCTCTTCTTGATCCGTTTTCTCCAAACTTAAACCCGGTAACTTTTCCACTACCGTCTGTTAAGATGTTTGTATAGTTTCTTTTTATATCGGTTATACTTCTACCGTTTCTAGTAATTTCTGATTGAAGTCCTTGCGTATGGGTAGCTACGTAATCTCCTACGGTTTGAGTCAAAGTTCTTTGAAGGTTAGCTACACTGCCTTGAGCAGAAGAAGCTATCTGCTTAGCTTCGGTTACTTTGGAATCTACATCGTTAAACCTACTTCGCATCGTAGCTACGTCTGAAGCTAGGGCATATTTATTATTTACCTGAGACATAACGTCTCTAGCTACTCTTGCAGCTATGTCGCTTCCGTTTATTTCAGCTTTTACTTGATCTAACTTTTGAGACAACGCCTGATCGGCAGAGGTATACGACTGTACGATAGCGTTATAGCTAGCTATCATATCTCTAAATTTTGCATTAACTTGTTGGATAGCTTGAGCTAAAGCAGCATCGTCCGTAGTTATAGCTAACAAGTCATTAGAACTATCGGAACTACCGTTACCTCTTGCACTTTCTACTCTTAATCTAAGAGTTCTTATATCCGCATTAGTTAGATCTAATATACGTTTTAAATCTAAGTCGTTTATATCGTTAGTGTCTAGCCTGTTTTTTAGATTCTCCATTCTAGAGTTTATATCCGCTATCGAACCGGAAAGGACTCCTAATAGCTCTTGTTTTAAAGCTTCTACTTGGGCATCCGTTAAAAGATTAGGAGATAACGGAACGGTATCAGCTCCGCCCATACCGCAACTACCTAACGGACGGACTTCAAGGTAATCGGGAGTAGCATATACTCTTCTATCCATTTTTATCCTTTATACTTGTATTATATGAGGTTGTTTAAAGTAATAAACTATTGATGCGCTATGAGCAGGCATAGTAAACGATGTAAGAGAAGAACCGTTACTTCCAGTTCCCATAAACTCGACTCTAGACGTTCCGTCAGTTAAAGGAGTAATTGATAGTGCCTGTTCTCCCGTAGCTAAAGTAGGAGTAACTAAACGTTCTTCGTCATTGTTGTTTTCATATCTTTCGACTTTAGTTATTGTAGGAACGTTTAGTCTACTAGCTAGTTCTAGTTGTCTTAACGCTTCATTAAACCTAGTTTGAAGATCGCTAAAAGCTGATCTAAGACCGGTTACTTCATTTCTAAGAGAACCTATAAGATTTCTAGTAGAAACTATATCTGCGGTATTTTGATTTACTCTAACTATAATTTGTTCTAAATCGGTTAGATGTAAATCTAGCGGAGGTTCGGTAGACTGCCATGCAGGACTTCCGTCGTATTCGGCTTTTACGAATGTAGCCTTACCTCTAAAAACTACTTCTTTTATTCCGGTATCTCTGTTTTCTAAGCATATAGCATAAGCGTGGTAAGGTACACCGTAACCATATGAATCGTTGCTATTAGTCTCAAAAAACCTATCTGTAGGACTAGGAAAAGACTCTGAGTCTATATGAATAGTAAGCACTCCTTGAGATGCTTGAAGAAACGATACTATATTTCTTATGATATGAGTTCTATTGTTTACTAGATTTTTAAACGAAATATAGCTAAAGTTATATCTACTTAGATCAATAGCCCTATCTCGTTCATCATAGTATTTTATAATCATATCATGGTTACTGCCTATGATAAAAGTTCTATCTTGGTAGGCGTTCATATAGCGTCCTTGATAACTACCGTAAACTCTTTATCTTTAACAAAAGACATAAACTTACTTACAGTATCTCTACTGTTATAAACACCTTTATCATCATAACCATTACCTAACAGAATACATCCTTCAGTATCTTTAGGAAAGTTTCCTCTATGGATTAAAATAGCTCTAGATTTAGGTACAAGTTCATTATAAAGTAATGGTAGTCTCTCTCTAAATCTAGGGGAGTCGTGCCATACTACTTTATATTCTCCTTTAGGTATCCGTCTATCCTTATTAGGTTCTACAGTATCTGGTCCAGCAGCTTCTAAAGTATTTCCTTGCATAAGAATACGATACTGATCTACTAGAGCAAACTCTCCTATAGTTCCATCATAAATGTCTTTAAATCGTTTTATAGTTAAAACCATTACAATTCCTTTTCATAATTTCTTTTAGGATATCTATCAAAGTATGTAGAATCCTCTTGATTTCTATTTTCGTATCTTTCTCTATCTTCTTCTCTTTCATCAAAATAACTTCTATAGTTCTCACCAGAATAAGAACCTGAAGGATTTTGTTTTGAAGTATCTATACCCATCTCTTTATCTATAGTTATACCTGTAATTTGAACTAACTTTTCTACCCACAGTTTTTCAAATATAGCTATTGCTCTAGCTCCCATATGAGCTGAGATAGAAATAAAGAAAGCAGATAGATACTCGTTTATACCTGCATACTTGCATAAGAAAAAGGTAAGTATTCCAATAAATCCACTAATAGAAATATCTCCTACCCATTCTCTAAGACTAAAGAAAGGGATTTCTCCCTTTCTTACTCGTCTTATAGTTCCTACAGTTCCAGCCCAAATAGAGAGAACTATAACGTATAAAGGAATACTCCATTTAAGAAGCTCTTCCCAAAACTTATCACTAGCCATTAGTATTTTCTCCGTGCTTAGTACATTTCTCAAGTAACTTCTCAATTAGCTCATAGTATTTAAGTAAGAGATCATAACTATAGCTAGGATTGTTAGTATCCCATATAGGTTTTACAGGCATCTGATTAATACATCTAACAGGTACTTTCTTTTCTTGATATTCCGTACGAACTATAATTTCAGGTTCTTTACTACTACATCCGACTAAACAAAAGAGAACAAGAATAAAAAATAAACTAGTTTTTACTTGATTCATATGCCCTCTCTTCATAATACTTTACTTTCTGCTCACAGTTAGCGTCTTTAGTTGGGATATTTCTCTTCTTGTATTTCTTTTCTAGTTCTGCCTTAATCTTTTCAAAATCAGGTTGAGTAACTTCTAGCTCTTTAATCTTAGTATTCTGTTCATTCACAGCTTTTTTACAATCGTCTAAAGAACTTTGAAGTACTACATTTTTTAGTTTTAAAGATGTTATTTCTTCTGTCTTTTTATCTAAAAAAGAAGTAAAGTTATCTGTAGCTTTCGTAAAGATATATCCTCCACCTATTGTAAAGCAAGTAACAGAAAACAGAACAAGTAACACTTCTTTAAACTTCATCAAGCTAGGTAATAAAGTACTCCACCACATAGATTATCCTTGCGTTATTAAACTATATAGGAGTACAAGAAACAAGAAAGAAGAAGCTAGTATCACAAATGTTTTAGTAGATGCTTTCATTGTTTAATCCTTTTGAGTGGATTAATTGCCCAGACAGTTTGCAAGACTTTCTTATCGTCTTTTTCTGTATAGGTATGTTTGTTATTTTCCCCCATTCCAACTATATCCATTAGTTTCCAACCCAAATAGATTCTGCAATACCATCTAAATTTACCGTATCTAATCTCTTTATAGTATCCGAACCTTTCTTTACCATCTTTCATTTTGCAAGTAACTAAGCACTCTGTATTCTTTTGTCCTTTGTTATAAGTTGCAAAGACATCTCCAATAGTTTTAACGCTATTAGCATCTATATCTTGAACTACAACACCTAGATACTTAGCTGAGAAGTTACCTATCCTATTCCTATAGAGCCAGTTTAATCTAGCCCAATAGGTTCTATTCTTTCCATTAGGAAAATGCTCATTCTTCCAACCATCATCTCCGTTGATTCCATAATCTGGATCATCGAACCAAGAAGCCCACTTAGGTAGGTTTTCACTATCCTTTTTACATCCTAGTAAAGCAAAAGGAACTACGATAAATTGAAGTACCTCTACAGGTACTTCAACTAAAACATTTTTAATTACTTGTAATTTCTGTTTTAGAGTTAATTTCATTCAATGACTCCGTATTTTTTTAACAAGTCTTTGTTTATTTTTCCTATAACAGCTTTAGCAGAGTTATTATTAGTAAATTGTTTTGTATCTTTTAATTGCCCTAAGATAAAAATATCAGAAGCTGTAAAAAAGCAATCAATAAATGTAAAGGAATATTCTCTTTCACTAGTATAAAGAAAATCTAGTACAAATTGATTCTTTTTCATTATATCGTTTAGCACATACCAAGAACTAGACGGAACAATTCCAGAATTGACTAAAACAAGAGAAAACTTTTCCATATCTCCAAGTCTATTTGTAGGATCATTTAATACACTAATCCACTCTTGCAAAGTTCTAGTTGAAGGGTGTACAGCATTTGAGTTTCCTTTAAAGTAATACTTATTTTCTGCACTATTAAGGAAATAACTTTTTCCTAGATACCTAGAGTTCTTATACTGAGTTTCTATAATTGAAGAACTAAACAACCCTTTGTATGCATTATTTATAACGCATGCTTGATTATTTGCCGTAGCTTCAACGGTAGTAGGGAAAGGGCTATTAGATACAGGTTCCCAAAGATCTGGCATAAAATCGTTTCCAGTATGTTTAAACATAGTTTTAGCTCCGCCTTTATTATGGTTTGAAGTACAAAAAAACGAAGTATTATTCATTTGAAAAACATTAGAAGCTTTTAATACCATATCTGCATAAGGAGGATTTTTACCAATTTCTTTCCATTCTTTTTGCTGAGCATTTAACATAAACAAGCGATCATTTCCTGATCCATTTTCTACAAAACAACCAAATATTTTAGATTGTAAAGGATTATAAGGACTATTTACTTCAGTAATAATCGCTTTACTCATTCCTACAGGAGGAGCTAAAGGTTCTTGTATTATATTGTTTGTAGAAATGTCAATAAAGAGAGGTACATGAGATTTATTTCTTTCATATGAATAAACAACAAATTGAGAGCTACCATTAACAGAAACTAATCTATTATATACTACAGACTTGTCATATCCAACTATTTCAGGAAGTACATAAATATCAGAAAATACAGAGGTAATTAATTTATTCTGACTAGTACTTTTAGATAAGAGTGTATTAACCTCACTTTTAGTTGCATAGTTAGATAATTCTGATCTTGAAGCATAAGAGCTAAGTAATGATGTACTAGCTTTAGTATTTAATTCAGTTTTTGTAGCTAGGTTTTTAGTAGCCTCTGTTATAAGAGAGTTTACTTGAGTTGTATCTAAATGATTTTTAACAGAATCTTTTGTAGCTAATTGTGATATGTCTGGTATATCCGTCTTTTTAGCATATCTACCGTCTGCTTGTTCTTGAGTCAATCCTTCAACATTTGTAGGAATATCCGTTTTTTTAGCATAAACTTCTTCAGCTTTAGCTTGTGTTAAATAAGGACTAAGATTAGGTAGATCAGAAGTTTTTGCATACTCCCCTAACTTCTCGTCTATATTCTCTTTAGAATAAGTAAGCTCATTTATTTTGCTTACTACTTCAGACATATTAGAAGAAGAACTAGTATATATCTCTTTAGTTTTTAAAATAAAGCTATAGTCTTTAAACTTATCTAGCGTTCCGCCTCTAGGAACTTTTATATATCCTATGAAACCTAGCTTAGGGTTATAGTAAAGTCCTCTATGATCTATATCTCCTGCATTCTTATTGATTAGATCAGCTACTATTTTTTTAGCATCTATGTCAAACTGTTCTTCAATTACTTTTTTTAATTCTACTGGATCAGTAGGGATAACTCCGTTATAAAGAGTTTGAGGAGAATAATGTAAGTATTTTATTTTCATAGATCTACTCCATTTTCGTCTTCATTTGAGTTAGAACTCATATTTCTTATAGATTCGTCTTGAGCCGTATTCTTATCTTTATTAGCTTTTATAGCATTATCTTGCTCTAGTTCTTTAGCTTGTAAAGTAAGTAATAAGGCATCTAACTCTCTAAGTTTTTGAGATACGCCTAATAGTTCTTGACTAGCCGATAAACTAAGTATTCGTCCTGAAGTTATAACGGACGGATTGATTAACGGTTGTATCACAGTAATCCTTTCTGAAATCTAATTGAATCTCGTAAATCTTCTACAAAAGCATATTGGTTATCTTTAGCTCTTTGTAATTCTAAGTTATAGTTATTTACTAGATTAGGGTAAAACTCTTTCATACCTTCTATACCTGCAACTACTTTTAAAGTTACGAAAGAAGTTAAGCATTCTATAAAAGTCTCTGGTAAATCTACTTCTTCCTCTCCTCTAACTAAGTAACCGTGTTCATCGAATGTTCCAGAAACTTTAAGAGGCTTAGGTTTATACGCTACGTAAATAATATCTCCCTCTTTGCAGTTAGGGAAATATAAAGTAGTTTGAGAAGTAGCAAATACGTTATCTTCGTTTATAACGTATTTAGTATTTCGTTCATCTGCCACTTCTAATATTTTTAAACATTGATCTCCTTTCACTCTAAATATAGTAGTATCTATAGTTTCGTTTTCTAACAAGATATTTCTGTTAAGCCTTCTATCGTAATCTAATAAAGCAGCTATCTGATCGGTCTTTGTTCTTAATCCTCCTAAAAGTACTTCGCATTCGGCTATCTTAAAATGCGTAGCCATAATAACGTTAGGGTCTCTATTTTCTATTTTAAAGTTATGTCTAAAGGCGGGAACTAAGATAATAGCTTGCTCGACGTTTAATAAAAACATAGAATGTAAAGCCGTGAGTCCTTCATTTATAAAATCTACTATCTTGTCGTCTCTCATTTGTTTTTGATTAGTAACGTTAGGTAGATTTTGGTTTTTAAGTCTGTTTATAACTTCTGCTAAGTTCATCTATCTCCTTTAAAATACTGTATTACTTATACCGTAGCTTTCATTTCTCATAGGAATGCTAACGTCTTCGGGCATAGCTTCGCTAGGCTTATAAGCATCAAAACTACCTAACATAGATATGCTATCTAACACGTCGTCGTGCTTAGATTTAAATCCGTTTTTAGTAGCCTTGCTTCTTTCTTCTTCAAATTCGTTATACCATTCGCTAGATTTCATTTCATTAGCTATCCAAATTTTTTTACTATCAAATCTAGGCTTGAATAGTAAAAACCTACTAAACTTATCTCCTACAGGACGTATACCGTCTTCTCCGCTATTATTAGAGCTAAGAAAGTTAAAATAAACATTCTTTTGGATCATTTCGTCTCTAAGCCAACTAATAAATCCACCCTGTTGTCCAGAAACCTCTATACCTACTCCAAGTGGGTTATAAATGGGAACGAACTCAAATATCTTTTTTACGAATTCGCTAACTTCGGCTTGTTTACACCAACCGTCTACGAGCATATAGTCTCCGTTATTGTTATATGCCCATACGCTTATAACACTAAAGTCTGTGTTCTTTTTCTTTGAAGTACCTAAGTCTGTAGTGATGTAAAAATTAAATTTATACTTATGCTTCAAAACTTGTTCTCTATTAAAGAACACTAAGTTAGATTCTGGAACTAGCATCTCTTCTTTAGAGGTAATCCTAAGCATAAGCTCTTGGTAAAAGCTATCTAGCTTTTTAGTTTTCTCAGCTTCTTCATAAGCTTCTTTTACATACTCGTAACTAAATCTATCTTCCCAACTACCTTTAAACTCTTCTTTAGAACAAGGAAACTTTTCGCATACCGGATAACAAGCTACTTCCCAAGCACCGCTTTCTACGATCTTGTATAACGGGTCTTTAGCATTAAAAGGAGTACCTAACCATACTACTTTATTTTTAGTAGGGCTAAGAGCGTACTTTACGGCTTTATGTACCGTATCTTCAATGGTGCTTATAACCGTATCGCTTCTAGCATCTTCATCAGATAGTATGTCGTCTATAATAGCTACGGTAGGTCTCTTACCAAACTCTTTTGCACCTCGCAACCCGGTTTTTGCACCATACAATCTAACAACGAACTTATCTCCCCTTAGATTGCAAAACTCTAATCTAACGTCGGTAATCTTTCTACCTGCTCCGGGAACTTCATCTTCGTTACCGTCTTCATCTACGTATTTAATACTTTTATTAGGTATAAGTTTCTGTAAGAATTCACTATTTTGATATCTATACTCTACATTTTTTCTAAGACTCTTTACACCGTTTTCTATACTATCTCCGACATAGATCATAAACTCCGTCTTACCTAAATTTGGCAACTCTCCGAAAGCAGCTCCGTATAAAATAAGATACTCTGCTCCGATTGTACTTTTTCCAATTCCCCTATGACATAGTATTGCGGTATTCTTATTCGGTGCAAACAGTGCTTCACATATTTTTAAATGAACTAACGGAGTCTTATTTTCTAAATCTTCTCCTGAAGCCATTTGTATGAAGTTAATGTATTTAAGTACGGCTTCGCTAGGGATATATCCATTAAAGTCGTAGCTAACTTCGTTAAGCCAATCGTCTACGCTTTTAGCCATTAGCTACCACCTCTGCATCTATAAAGTTAGCTTTAACATTAGTTACGGTATTTAAAGAACTACCAGACTCTATAAGTTTCTTTTGTTCTTTAACCATATTGCTAAGCATAGCTTCATATTGATCTACGATGTTATCTTGTTTCAAACCTACTTCAAGTTCTACTTTAATATTCTCAGGAGGCTTCAAATGAAATAACAATCTATCCGCAGCATTAATCCTATCCTTAGGTAAAGGAGCGTTATTCATTTCTTTAACGAGTACGTTTACAGCTTGATATCTATATCCTTGAAACATAAGCCATAAAGGTACTTCAGCCTGAGTCATTATATTAACGACTAAAGGGTTCTTCCTATACCTAGTAGCTGCGCTAGCTAGTTGTTTATACTCGTCAGAGTTCTTTGCTGCTCCTACTCTATCCTTTACAAAGTCTCTATAACTAAAGGCTTTGATATAGGCTTCCGTAGCATTACCGTTGGTTGTTTCTAAAAAGCTACAAAATCTAACGGCGTTAATGTATTCTTCTAACCCTACTCTATCTCCAGCAAGAGCATTTTGATAAGTAATAAGAGTGTCTATAAATCTAAACCCATCAAACTCAGGTTCTTTTATAGTTTTATTAATTAAGTCTAGGCATTCATCGGTTATGGTAAGTTTTTTCTTTTCTGTTATAGTTTTACTGAACCAACTATATACGGTTTCTTCATTAACCGTATCGGGTATTTCAGGCTTAACTACACCTAGCTTTCCTTCTGCCATAACTTCCTTTCATAACTTAATACTATATTTATTATAACATAGATTTATGAAAAAATTATAAAAGAATCCTTTAAGAAAAATAAGCATATACTTTCATTACCATTTACCCGAAAAGGACTACAGAATGTTTTCTGAGCAAACCTATAAGGAATACTACAACAATCTAAAGGTAACTTCAGCAGAAGTTTTGTTCTATATTAAGAACGATCTATCTTATACGGACTTTAATCAATTACTTAACTTATACTCACGTACGACCTTCTATCTAGCAGATCTTTTAGATGAGCTATCTATCATAGCTTTCTACCTAGATACTAAATCTAGGCAAGACCTCATTACCCTACTTCAACGTGCTAAACCTATTATAGAAGATCAGCTCATAACCGTATCTAGTACTACCCCAATACCTTACGCTTCTATAGCTAAGGCACGTGCAACAGTACATAACCTTCAACCTAATAGGCTTAACTTAGACGTGGCTCACAAGTACATACTACATTTCTTAGAAACCTTCTTAGAGTTCTCTACGACGTATAGACATTTCCAGTCCAGCTCTCTAGTAGATTAGTCTCTATTTTAAAGATAGTCCTGCCCTAGTTACTTCCTCAGTACTTTCCCAAGCCCTGCCCTAGTACTTTGCCCACGCTTGGTGGAAGTACTTTAAGCAGGGTCGTTAGGGCAAAAACTTTTAGGGAACCTGTATAATTTACTACAGTTGTAGTACTCCCTCGGCACCAGCA